CGAATGGTTAGGTTGGGAAGTGACGTCCTGCCTGTTTATACTCAGTCTGATTGGTCTTACTTCTGGCGCAAGCCTGATGTACGAAAATATTGCGAGACCAACTTCGCTAACGTCGGCGCAAAAGCTCGTGAACTTGATGTCAGGTTGTCTATGCATCCTGGTCAGTTTACTGTACTTGCGTCAGATAATCCTGACATAGTAGATAGGAGCGTAGAAGAATTTGAATATCACACCGACGTCATACGCTGGATGGGATACGGGCGTACCTTCCAAGACTTTAAATGCAACGTCCATATATCAGGCAGGCAAGGTCCAGCCGGTATCAAACACGCAGTTAACACAAGATTATCTCAAGAAGCGAGAAACTGCATCACTATCGAAAACGACGAAAACAAATGGGGTCTCGAACACAGCCTTGAACTCGTCGATGTATGTGCCCTCGTTCTTGACATACACCACCACTGGTGCCGCGAAGCTGAATATATTCTACCCACCGACGATAGATTTGCTCGCGTAATAGATTCATGGCGTGGTGTGCGTCCTGCGATACATTATTCATACAGCAGAGATGAAGCACTACCTGAAGGTTTTGCACATGATTCTATGCCTGACATGCCTGTACTATTAGAAACAGGCTACAAAAAAGCAAAACTAAGAGCCCATAGTGATTACTACCCTAACAATTCTGTTAACGACTATGCATTGTCATTCTTACAATATGCAGATATTATGTGCGAAAGCAAGTGTAAAAATCTTGCTAGTATAGATTTGTATAAATACAGGGTAGGAGAAAACAATGAAAACAACGGGCATCAAACCAAACTTACAGCTTGATAAAATTACAGGTATAAGACACGATTTAGGTCAAAGAATGACATATGTTCCTGTTAAGAAAGAACAAAAAATTCCATACCAAAAAAAGTCTATGAAAACTAAAGCTAACATAAAAGAAGGCAAGTGGCAGTTTTAAAAGGAGATAAAGATGATTAAAAAATGGATTGATTCAAGATTAAAAGAACGCACATCTTGGGATGGTGCGGCATTAATACTATTAGGATTAATGGTACTTTTCTTAGCTCCATTAGCAAAGATAGCAGCAGGACTTGCAATAGCATATGGTGCTTGGACTATCTGGAAAAAAGACTAAAGTCTACTAATATCTAAATCACTACTTGCTGGCATATCCCATATATGCTTTCTCGTGACCCCCATCTTTTGTGCAAATTTCTTACTATTACAATTTTTACACACATGGAAATGATTGTTGTTTATCCTATTAGGATCCATACGTCCTCTTGGCCTATGAAATTCATTGCCACAGTTATCACATCTTAATACTAACATACAACATTTGCGAGTATACTGGTGGATTACACCAAATTTACTACGTCTAGTATGCCGCTTTGGTACAAAAAATTCTTTTATATACATAACTATATTTACATTAAGATTATAAAAAGCAACGATAAATAAGTATAATAAGGAGTTTCCATGAACATTTGCACACTTACAGAGGCTGCTCAAACACAAATCGATACTATATGTAAAGAAAATAGCGTAATTGCAGTCACACTGAACATGAAGGGTGGCGGATGCGCCGGCTTTGAATATGATTGGGGTACGTTAAATGACGCCCGAGATATTGAAGACGGTAGTGAAATATTATCAACTCCTAAAGGTAATAATTTTATTATAGGTCCTCACAGCATAATGTTTATGGTTGGAACTGTAGTAGATTACAAAAAAGATATCATGGGGTCAATGTTTGATATATCAAATCCAAATGCACAGAGTAGTTGCGGGTGTGGTGTAAGTGTTAACTTCGATATGGACAAATTAGCAATACCGCTTGAGATGGAGCAATAAATGGCAAAACAAGATATTAATATTGGTGTAGAGGGTAATGACGGTACGGGCGATAGTATTAGAGAATCATTTCGTAAAACCAATGAAAACTTTCAAGAATTGTACGCAGTGTTCGGCGTTGGTGGACAGATTACATTTACAACACTAAGTGATACTCCGGACGAACTAACACCTAATACAATACCTTTAGTAAATGATGCAGGAACACTAATACAATTAGTTACACTAGCATCTAATGCAGCATTAGGTGGTGGAGCAGCAGATACAATTACATTTAGTTACGATACCGCAGGCAAACTAATTATATCTAGTTCGTTTACAAAAATGAGTGATGATCTAAGCCCGACACTAGGTGGTCCATTAGATGCAGGTGGGTTTGGTATTGCAAATGTAGGCATAAGCACAATTGAAGCAGAACGTCTTAACACTACACACGATAATCTATCTGGTCTTACAGTTGACGATCTAGTGATTACAAAAGGATATGCAGATCAAAGATACATCACATCTGGATTGCCGTTAAGAGTTGCAGATGAGCCAGCAGGTCAATTACATTACACTTGGCAAATTAACCAATATGTAGATGATAGTATAGAAATTTTAACACATTACAATGTAGCTCAAGGATTAGTAGCTGGCGGTCATGGTTTAGAAAGTGGAGCAAACGGAACTGCTATCACTTTTAATGCAGAAGACACTGATCCTAATAACTTAGTATCAGGCACTACATATTATTTGAGAGTTGTTTCTGCTACAAGATTAAATTTATATACTGAAGCTAATAAGCAATATGCAGTAACAGATGTGCAGTCAGATGCAGATACATTTAAAATTAATCCTTCGGGTACTATTGCTGCAGATGACAAACACACTATAGTTGATGAGGCGTTAGATACTACACTTGCAGGTAATTTCTTAGCAGATACAGGTATGCCACGAATATCTACACTACGTAGACAAGGCGACACAATGACTGGAGATTTATTCCTTTCAGATCATCCAGGCGAACTAGCAGGAGAAGGCACCCCTAATGGAGAAGAAGATTTACAAGCCGCTACAAAATACTATGTAGATAACACAGCTTATAGTTCACCAGAAGCATTATTTGTTAGTACTAAAGGTGATGACAATATGAATGGTGTGCCGGCAGGTAAAGAAGGAACATCATTAACTTATGCATTCAGAACAATCAATGCGGCTGCAAAACGTGCAGAAGAACTAGTTAGAAGTGCTACCAAAGAACCTGGCAACTATATGCAAACATTGACACATACTGGCTTTACAAAAGATAGTGTTGTTATAAATGCTGATGTAGATGTACCTATCTATGAACAAGCAAGAAATCTTTTAGATAAAAACACAGATTATATTGCGGCAGAAGTAGTTGGATATATTAACAAAACTTTTCCTGACTTTGCTTATAATTCTAGTACGTGTGCTAGAGATACCAAACTGATAATAAATGCTATTGCACTAGACATCAACAGAGGACTTACAGCAAACTACCTTACAAGGCAAGCGGCTGAATCTTACTATTCTGGTGTGAGTGCAAGGATAGCAATTACCACACAGTTAACACAAACTGTTGCAGGTATAGTAGCGGCAAGAGATATTGCAACCTCTATCTTAACAAACGACTTATTTAATCAAAAAAATATTACATCTATAACAGTAGCAGAAATTCCTGTAGTAACAACTACCACGGCACACGGATTAGTTGACAAAGATATTGTTGTTTTTAGAGACATACAAGGTATGGTAGAAATTACCAACAATACTAAAAAATACGTCAGAGTAACAGGAACACAAACATTTGAACTTTATAATGATAAAGCTCTTACTACACCATTTGATACATCTGCATTTACAGGATTTACATCAGGTATAGTTGGACAGGTATTCCAAACAGAAGAAGACCAGTTCTTAGATCTAGGCACAGTTTTTACAATTACTACAGCAGGTAACGTCTCAGTAGTAGCAGGTGAAACACTTACACAAGCAGGTAGTGGAGCAACAGGTATTGTTCAAGAGTCAGTAACTAATGGAACAACAATTAAATTAGAACAGACAACAGGAACTTTCAATACAGGTAATGAATTCACTGGATCAGTAAGCGGTTCATTAAGTTCTGATAGCGTACCTACAGCTATTGCAAACGACTTTGATGCAGATGTCAATGCTATTGCAGCGATCCAAGATAAATTTGATCTAGTCAATACGATAATACAAAACGGATTAGACTCAGGTGGAGACATTGTTTACGGAAGCACTTATAAAATTGTAGTTACAAACGGTGCAGCTTCATACGCAGATCAAACCAATCCAAATAATACTGATGCACTACCAGGTAAAGTTATAAGAGGTAAACGTTCCGAGGCAATTGGTCAAATTGTCAGCTTTACAAATGACGTAGGAGCAGAATCTGCTACAGATCCACAGACAGGATCAAATGAGCCTGGACCAACGGTGTTCCAAGTACATTTGTTAAGTGCAAAAGATTTTGAACCAGAAGAGCCATTAGAATACGGAAACTTTGTTGCTAAAAAGCAAGTGACTATTATGGTTGAAACAGGTATATATGAAGAAGACTACCCTATTAGGTTGTCAAATAACGTGTCACTTAAAGGTGACGAGTTTAGACGTGTAATTATCAAACCAAAAACAGAAACAGATTCAAGGGTACCTAGAGTATCGCAAAGTAAATGGGCAAACTTATATTTCTATAGAGATAATGAGTTTGATGGATTGACTATTAATAATGGCGGAACAGAATTCTTTAACCAAGACGGAGTATCTCAAGGTAAATTTGGTTATCATTATCTATCAGAAGCTGGTAAAGAATTAAACCTAGGACCGACAGTTACAAACTTAGGTAGTTATACAACTGCTAGTAATATTATTAAAGAAAACAAAGATTATATTATTGAAGAAACTATTAGATATATCAGTGATAGATTTCCTGACTTAACTTATTCAGAAGCTAAATGTAGACGAGACACAGCATTAATTGTCGATGCACTAATTAAAGACTTAGTTGACGGTGGCGAAGTAAGGACACTCGAAGTGCAAGGATCATATCATTCGTTACTTACAAACGGCGACTACTTAACACAACTAGGTGACAGTACACAAGAAATTGCAACAGAAGCAGCTATAGATAACATTAGCCAACTTACAAATGCATTGTTAACTGGTGTAGCTCCTAATTATACTGTAGTTGATGCACAGTTTACTCCGACTAATGCAACATATGACCCTGTTACGGGTATATTAGTTGCAACGATTGGCACACATAGCCTTGAAGTAGGTCAGTATATTGAAATTGAACTTAACGGATTTACATTTACCTGTGCATCAGATGGAAACGTTAATCCAGTTGCATTTCCTAGATCAACAGATCCAGCGTTCCAGACTAAATTAGAAATTACAGCGAAAACAGTTAACACGATTACAGTAAATGTTGGTACTTCGTCTGAAACATCAGCACATACTTTTGTAAGTGCCTTAACAAATGCAATTACATTTGGCGAGTATACAGCAGGAGCGGCCGCAGTCATTGCTGCTGAGCCGATTGATATTTCACTTGGATCTGGAGAAACAGGAACAGCGGCTGTTGTCGGGCAATTGATTGATAAAATTACATTTGTATTTGATCCAACATACAATCCACCTAAACGTAACGATGCATTGGATGTATTTTTAATGAGTGATGCGACTATCATTCGTAATGTTACTGTTCAAGGACATGGCGGATTTATGTGTGTGCTTGATCCGCAAGGACAGGTACTAACTAAATCTCCATATATTCAAACAGCTTCAAGTTTCTCTAAAAGTATAAACAAGAAAACTTTTGCTGGTGGTATGTATGTCGATGCTTATGTAGGTAACTTACCTACAAGGGTAACAAGCCAACCTCGGACAGAAGACAGATTCACGCTTACAGTCCAAAGTGATGTTGGAGAAGGTCTTAGATTAAGGCCGCCTCAGCTTCCTTGTCCATTCTACGTAGAAGGAAAGCGTTACCAGGTTAATGCTATTTCTGATTATGACCAAGGACAGGGTACAGCAACAATTTATCTAGATGCTAACAGCAACAAAGGTAGAGGATATGATGTTGAAGAATTTGATGACTCATCTGTAGAAAGAGATATTTTCTTACAAACTGCTGGTAACAGAAGTATGTTAGCAAACGATTTCACACAAATTAACGACTTAGGTTACGGTTTGATTGCTAACAATGCTGCATTCTCAGAGCAGGTTTCGACATTTACATACTACTGCCAAACAGCTATGTATGCTAACAACGGTTCGGAAATTAGAGGACTTAACTGCTCTAACGGTTACGGTAACTTTGGTTTAATTGCTGAGGGTGCTGATCCTAACGAAATTCCGGATCAGGTTACACTTAAAAATGATATGGTACAACCTGCCAAAGCATTTACAAATGCAGTATATACAAACGCATTTGATGATCCAAGTATTACAGTAACAGATTTAAAAACACCACCTAGTGCAAATAGTTTAATTACTATCGACCATGGCGGTGCGACAGGTACGTTAAATTATGTTGTTTCTACAGTTACAAATCTAAGTGACGTAGACGGCGACGGAGTGTCTGGCGAAGCTGGAGATGTTGTTGTAACAGGCTTTAGTACTGTAGATCTAGTTTCTGTAAATATCACTACTGATGCTGCTCAGCAAGCAACTTATACAGCTATTTCACCAAGTTCTGCTACAGGTTCAGGTACAGGAGCAACATTTAACATTGTTTTAGATCATGCTGGATCCCCTAATGCTGCAACAATTACAGTAAGTGCAATTGGTTCTGGTTACTCCGTTGGAGATACAATTACAATAAATGGCGATATTATAGGCGGAGCGAGTCCAGCTAACGACTTAACATTTGATGTTGGAACAATTTTTGGATCAGCCGCAGGTGTGTTAAGCAATAATGTTTACAAATTAGATCTTAAAGCTGATGATGTTTCAGCTGATGATTTCTTTGGAACTTTACAACTTACTGTAAATGACGGTACTATTATAGAATATAGAGATAGTTTTAACCATATCTTTGCTGATGTAAGTGCCCAAGATGATCTTGTAACTAGACCAAGCACAGCTATAAACTTTGATGAAAGTGATAATACTACATATAGAAGTATTGCATTTAGTAACAAGGATAGTTTCAGCCAAGACCTTGCGTCAGATGAAATATTAACCACATTTGAAGCTGGGTTTGATTTTGTACAATTAGATGTAAAAACAGATCAATTAGGTGGTGGTTATGGTTCTGCACAAGGAGATACAAAACTTGCTATTACTCAATTGACATCTAGTGCATTAAATATATACGACGATACTGAAAGAGTTACGCGAGATAGTTCAACACAAGCAGGTCGATATCCGGGAGATGCTGGGTACACAAGTGGAATGCGTTTTGTTTGGGACGGTAAAACACATGATATTACCGACTATAAAAATGTTGCAGAGTTTACTGTTACAGGATCTATTTCAGTAACAGCAGGCGAAACAATTACACAGGCTAATACAGGTGCTACAGGTATTATACATGCTACAGTGAACAGCAATATAATTGAAGTAGAAAGTATAACTGGAACTTTTAATACCTCAGATACGCTGACAGGTTCAACAAGTGGAGCACTAGGGGCAAACAGTGTGCCTACTACAGTCAATCTGACTAGTTGGGCATATGTTACTTTCGGTGACATTGCCGGTACAAATATCAACAGTGGATATGGTGGCGCTGGTTTAAACAGCGCAGTACCAGCCGCTGAAAGAACATTGACTGCAGGATTAGCAGCTGGTGCTACAAGCGAAATCACAGTAAGTATTTCACTTATGAGAGCTACAGGCCATGATTTTACACAAATAGGAACAGGATCATTTAATGATTCAAACTATCCGAATGTTATTTTAGGTGATCCAGTTAACACTTTAGCTGATTTCTATACCGACTCAGAAACAGCTAGTACTGCTCAGGTATGGGAAAGACGTAAAGGTCGTGTGTTCTTTGTGAGTACGGATCAAAATGGATTCTTCCGTGTTGGTAAGTTCTTTAGCGTAGACCAAGCAACAGGTGATATTACATTTGCTGGTGAAATTGGTCTTTCTAATGCTAACGCACTTGGATTTAAGAAAGGTGTTACAATTAATGAATTCTCAGCAGACGATAGTTTTGCAGATGATTCAGGACAGGCATCACCTACAGAAAAAGCAGTTGGTGGATACATAAACAGAGTACTAGGCTTTAATGTTAAGTCAGGTGCACAAATTGGATCTTCTGCAAATAGAATTGGTACTGGCTTCCTACCTTTAAACGGACTAAGTCCAATGGAAGGCAATTTAAATCTTAATTCTAATAAGATACAAAACCTTGCTTTGCCATCTAGCGGAAGCGATGCTACAAATAAAAATTATGTTGACGATAATGCTAACGCATTTGCAACAGTAAAACAACTACGTGATACGACTGTAGGCACAGTTGGTCAAAATGAACTTTTAGTATTCAGCGGCAAACAAATCTTGTATACAGAACCTGAAACAGGTGGAACATTTACCGCAGGCAATACTATACAAAATGATCCAACTACTCCAACTGCAACAGGTACTATTATTGAAATTGAAACTCTCAATGATGAACAATTTGGAAGTATTAGGAAAATTGTATACACTGTAGGAACAGGAACATTTGATCCTGATGCAGAAACAATATATAATGGAGTAGCTCAAGCAGTAGGACTAACCACTACACTACAAGCAGATGTAGGCGGACCGTTCCCTGAAATATCACATGCAACCGAAGCAACAGCAAGTGACATAAATCTTACTGTTACAAGAACTGCTTCGGGTACAGAATATGATTTCCAAATTGAAGCAGATGCTATTATAAACGCTGATGTAAATTCTAGTGCTGCTATAGCACAAAGTAAACTTGCTATGAATACTGCTGGTACTAGAGCTAACGCAACAGGTATTGCACAGAGTGATCTAGGTGTAGCAACATTTAAGAACACAGAGTTTACACATACAAATGGATTTGTAGAACTACAAACTAGTTCAAGTGGTGCAACAGGTATTGACCCAGGTAAATTGCAACATATTGCTACTGACTCTGTATTAGGTAGAAGTGCTGCAGGAGCAGGAGCAGTAAGTGCAATATCATTTGATACAATTTTATCAGAAGGTGGCGCAGTTAGAGACAGCGAACTAGGTGCGTTTGCAAACAGTGGAGACGAAGTTCTTGTTAGAACAGCTGCAAATACATATAGTACCACTGAAGTTACTACAACTGGTGAAAATAGCAAAATTGTTAAAACACAATCCGACGGCAACATTAGAGCGCAAGGATTAATACTAGGTGGTGCTGACACATACGAAGTTGCAACAACAACTGGCACTGGTACAACACTAACACTTAAAACACCGGGACAGGCTGTAATACTAAATGCAACAGGAACAACAAGTGCATCTCTTGTAACAGAATTTCCTGGAATAATTGACGTAGGTAGTACAGGACAAACTACAGAGAGTGACTTCCATACAGCAAGCAGTTATACAGGAGAAGGCTTTGTATCAACTGATTGGTTGTACAGTAACTTTATTGAAGCTCTAACTGAACGAGATGCTACAAGCACAGGTATAGGATTAGGTGCAGGCGGCGGATTTACTGAAAGTGCAGCAAACACAATAGTATTTGTTACCAACGGCACTGTTGAAGCTACAGTTAATGACTCAGGTATGCAAATTGATGACATAACTAGTTTAACTACAAATGGCGATCTTGATTTAAGTGGTAATGGAACAGGTAATGTTAATATTACCGACAGTTTGGATGTTGATTCAATTACAGCCTATAGTGGCACAAATACTAATCTTACACTTGCAGGCAAGGGAACAGGTTATGTAAATGTAAACGACAGACTGGATGTAGCAGGAAGCACAAATTTAGGTGATGCCACATCTGACACAGTAACATTTACTGCAAGAATTGATTCACATATAGAACCAGACGCAACTGCAAACAATCGAAACTTAGGTAACTCATCTAGAAAATGGAACACAGTTTATGCAAGTGTGTTTGATGGAACTGCAACTTCAGCACAATATGCTGACTTGGCAGAGAATTATTTAGCAGACGTTGACTATGAAGAAGGTACTGTGTTAGTATTTGGTGGTGCACAAGAGATTACAATTACAAATGAAAAAGGTAACACTAGAGTAGCTGGAGTAGTATCAACGAATCCTGCACACTTAATGAATTCAAATCTAGAAGGCGAACATGTTACAGCAATAGCACTACAAGGTCGTGTACCATGTAAGGTACTAGGACAAGTAGCTAAAGGAGATATGTTGGTTACAAGCGCCATACCAGGATATGCTATAGTTAATAACTCTCCAGGTGTTGGGCAAGTAATTGGTAAAGCAGTAGGAGAGAAAACCGACGAAGGCAAAGGCACAGTTGAAGTTGTGGTAGGGAGAGTATAATGGCAAAGCAAATTGTAAATATTGGATCAAGCGTAAACAAAGGTGACGGTGATCCTTTACGCACAGCATTTGATAAAATCAACGACAACTTTGACGAACTATATGCAACTAGTGGTCTAGATTTAGATAGTATTGGTTCTAATATGATACCGTCAACTGACGGTGTGTATGCATTAGGCAGTGCAAGCAAACAATGGACAGATTTGTATGTCAAAGATTTTTTATACATTGGTGGTGTAAGATTAGAAAGTGATAATGCAGGAAATATTGTTGTAAGTGGTGGCAGTTTACAGATCAAAGATGTGCAAGGTGACATATTTGCAGATGACAGTACAAAAGTTTTTGATAGTCTAACACAAACATTTACAGGAAAATTTGAAGGTGAATTTAACGGCACCATTGCTGCTGATGATTCAACTGTTTTAATAGACGGAGTTTCAGGAACTATTAATGCAGGAGCATTAACAGGTGCACTTCCGGCAATAGATGGTTCATCATTGACTGGTGTTTTAACAGGTTCTAACACAGGTGTTACAAACTATAATGGTGCT